TCTGTTATTCCACCTGGATTTTGTCTAACAGGTATCTCACTACCCATTATACCACCTTTTGCTTTTTTATTTTTATTTTGTTCTTTAAATTCATATAAATATTGTTTTTCTGAAGGACTTAAATTATCTAAATTCATTTGAAAAAGTCTTCGTGCAAGACTCTCTAAATCCATTGGTAATGTTTTAGGAGGTGTAGTTGGTCCTCCTGTTTCATAATCCATTCTACCACCCATAGCCATAGCTGGTGTCAATTTAATACTTAATATTCCTCCAGTATCATCCATTAATCCACCTTCAGCCATAAAAGAAGAACGAGGAGTAAGATCAGCATATCTTTTTCCAAAAAATCCTATCTCTTCTTGTAATTGTGCATGAATTTCTGGAGTAAATTCGTTAGGAGGTATACCGGCCTCATCTGCTTTCTTTTTAGCATCTAAATAACTTGGTACAAATGCAAGAGTAGAAAGAACCATTTTTTTATCTATAGTTGTTCCACCTTTACCATCTGGAATTGTGTACATAGATTTAATAGCTTGACCTGTTAAGTCCATAGCAGTTTGAGCTCTTGTTCCTAAATCAACATTTGAAGTTGGATCAAAAACTGTTCTAAGTTGATCAAATACTCCAGGAGTCTTACTTAATGTTCCTGTTGTAGCTGATCCACCAAATGGTTCCATTTGATTTATTGCGGATCTGCCTGCGTCAGTGTATTGTCCTAATTGTAATCCTGTTTGCATTCCAAGTGGACTTGAATAAGGAACACCAATAAAACTAGAAGCACTTGATCCTAATCCCGCTGCATCAAATGGATTAAATCCAGTTTGAAACCCTGCTCCACCAACATATCTTCCAATTTGTCCAGCGCCATAAGTTAATGCAGCACTTTTTAGAGATGAACCTATTCTTCCTGTTTGATCAAAACTACCAAGACCTGCCATTCCTGCTGCAAGTAATGGATTAAATGGTGCAACAAATGGTGCAGCTACTGTAGCAACTTTAGCTACTTCATTTGGTATAATATTTCTTACAAATTTTTTAATTTTACTTCCTAAACCATATTTTTCACGGTTCACTAAATTAGCAATTCCACCACCCGCCATCATCATAGGCATTCCACTATAATAGTTTTCTTCTAATGGATTATACATTGCTGATTGCATTGCTGGCTGCATAGCTGGCTGCATAGGAGATAAAGACTCTATTCCCATTCCACCCATTTGATATAATTGTCTATACATTTGTGCTCTTGATATTGTCATAATTTAATAGTTAATATGGCAGGCACAAAGTCCTGGAAATAGTAGACTTTACTTGTTTTTATCTAATTCGTCAATCTTTGTCATGTAATTTAACTCATCTCTAAATCTACCTGAATATTGATATTCTCCCACATGAGTAATAAATCTGTTTATATAACAATAACATTTACCACCAATATCTCTCCATTTTTGACAGAATCCAAAATCTTCTCCATAATATTTTTTAGTAACAGGGTCATGTAATGTATCAAAGAAATTGTATAAATTTTTATTCTTAGTTTCTTCACCATTTAATATGGTAGGTTGATTAATCTCTAAATCAGGATATTTTTCAATCATTTTATCAAATACCTGTCTTTTAATTAACATGCATCCCGTGGGCGCATGTGTGACTTCTATGACATTGTTTTGAACAATTATATTACTAGTATCAGCTACTTTAATTGGATAAGTAAATCCAAGTGTTGAAAGCTCTGTTGAATTCTTATATTTAATTTCCTTACTTAATCTATCTACTTTATCCCAATTTATAGTTTTCATTGGATAAGGAATTGCTATAACTTCTCTATCTAAAGCAATCATTTCAAATATACTTTCTGGTGTAAAATTAATATCTGCATCTATGAATAATAAATGACTATATTTATGTTCTGAATTTAAAAAACTAGATACACATAAATTTCTACCCTGTGTTACTAAAGAAGATTTTAAAATAACAAAACTAACCCATATATTTTTTAACATACAAAACTTTTGAAATTCTAATAAAGCTTGTGTGTAATGCATGGATACTTCAGAATGAACTGGAGTACAAACCATGATAGATATTTTTTCTTCCTTATTTATATTTTCTACTTCTTCAGGTTTCTTGAACCATATAGGCTTACTTGGATCTTGCATTCAATGCTCCTTCTATAAATTTACTCCAGGCATAACCAATTTTATTCCAATTATAAAATCTATTAGTGTAATCTATTTGCATATCTAAATGTTGTCTTATTGCAGGATGATCCAAGGTCCCTGCTGCATGTTCAATTGCATATGCAAACTTGTGCGCTAAACTTGTAAATGATTTTTCATACGGAACATATGTAATAAACTCTGCACCTGTTTCATATAGAGCACCATAATCAGTTGTAATACAATATAGTCCTGCAGCCATTGCCTCAATCGCTGATATACAAAATGTTTCTTCCCAGATACTTGGAAATGCAAAGATGTGATATTTATGTAAGTTCTCTCTAATATATTCATGTGGTTTATAACCAATATAATTTACATTAGGTAATGATTTAGCTTGGTCATATAATTCTTTATAGGTATCATCATTTACTTGTTTGAAAGCATCTCCATAAACTTCAGTTGAAGAATAAACATCTAAACTAATAAGAGGATTTTTAACAAGTTGCATTGCAGCTAGAATTACATTCAAGCCTCTCCATGGAGTTGGGTGAAATATTAATTTAATAGGTTCCCCTTTAACATGTCTTGTTCTTGGAACTATTGGTACTACTCCATTTTTAATAACAATAGATTTATGAGTTGGTATATCAAAGTACATTCTAAACTTTTCATAGTTCCAATGAGAATTAAATACGTACCAATCGTACTTGTCGTGATTTGATTTGTCCTTGAACCAAGGCGCTAAATTTGGTTGATCGTATGAATTTTTTTGCCAAAGGATATTTAATTTAGTTGGATCTATTGGAACTTTACCTGGAACAGATGTGCAGATTTGTACCTGATCTAATAATTCTTTAGATACGTGTTTTTCTAAAAATTCAAATTGTAATTCGGTTCCACCTCTAGGTTTCATTTTTCACTCATAAATTTCTTAAACATTTCTAATCCTTTATTAGTAACTTTAACTATAACATCACGACTAATGTCTTGTGTGTCAACGTTAGCAGCTTTAAGTTCCTCTTCGTTTTTATAAACTTGACCTGTTTTTTTATTCTTTATTATTGTTACTGTTTCAGTTTCAATATTATATTCTTTATTGTCCATTCTGGTCGTCTCTATTTATTTCTAGTATTGCTACAGTTGCACTTATACCAGAAACATTAGAACTTTCAAGTCTTATGGTATCAGTTTCTTCAAGAACAATTGGCCCTTTAGCTAAATTACAAATAGTAGGACCTGTTATAGAAGCATAAGCTATTTGAAAAATTGTAGATACTGAATCATCATTAATAGATACTTTTAATATCTTACTTCCAGATTCATTTGTTACTTGTATGTTTTGAATGATTGCATTAGCATTTGATGGGCATGTATATACCGTTACAGCAGCTGTAGTGCTTGGATCATAGAATGCGTTTTTATAAAAATTTGCCATTGTTGAATTATGTTAAATCATACCATTTAATTGTACCAAGAACATCGTCATTGTTTGCCGCTGATTTAGCACAAAGAGTTAATGTATCAGATACCCCTGCTATTGTTTGACCAAGTTGATAATCAAAATTAAAACCATCTCCAACACTAGCAATAGAACTGCTCTTACCAGCTATATAAGCTTTAGCTACAATAGTACCGCCTGTAATAGTAGTTGCTCCTGTTAAATCATATTCTACATTATCTGAATAACTTGAGTATGAAAATGCTGAAGAAGGTGTAGCATTAAGTATTAATTGTACTTCATAATCAGAATTAGATATTCCAGAAGCTATAAATCCTGCAGGCACAATCACCGCATAAGGTCTTGATGTTTTAATTCTTATAGTTGCTAAATTATAAATAGTTCCAGCAGTAGCTAAATTAACACCAGCTAAAGATGCAGTACCAATCATTTGTTCAACCGCTTTTGGTGCATAACCACCTTCAGAAATACAAGAAGAACATATTTGTTGTAATGTATAAGTACCCGCTGTTAATGTTCCAGCTCTTTCAATCTCATAACGAATTGGAAGATTGGCTGTTTGCATGTAAACAGTTGTTAAACTGTTAGCATTATAAAAAGTATGTGCTGTAATTAATTGACCATTAATAACAAATCCAACTCTAACAGATCCAACACCTAACCATTCAATATCTATAAATAATATATTTGACGTTGCTGCATCTAATGTAAATCCACTAAGACCTGTTCCATTTAACTTATCACCATTCCAACTAGATTGTGATATTTCAGTATCAACTGCGGCACCGGATGTGTAAGTTCTTCTTACTATTTTAAGTGTTGTTCCATCTGCTGTAAAAAATATTCCATTATTAGCATCAAATAAACCTACCTTTTGTTTTAAGTTTGCAGTCAAAGTATTCATTACAAATGTATTAAATATAAGTAAGGATTTACCTGGTTGATAAGACATAACTCTTTTAGATTGTCTTATTGTTTTAGATCCTGCTGCTTCTGTTACATTTAAATTAACTGTAGATTTATTAGCTGTATAAGTAACACTTCCACCATTTGCAGTTGATGGATCAAATAAATTATTCTGTGACATTATATTCTTACTGTCAAAGATCGTAAGAGGGTTTGATACTCTTAATCTTCCGAATGCATCAACATTATTACCACCGATTGTAATTAACTGACCATTACCAACATTTATATTTTCACAACTCATTAGCAGCCAAACCTCATGTTAAACCATGTAAATCTCTGTAGATCTTGTTTTAAATCTTCTTGGAAAGAAAAGTTTAATTGATCTTTTAATGTCTCTAGTGCTTGTAGAACTTGTCTTTGATTTTCAGGAGAATACTCTTGACTTGGTTCTGGTATATACGTTGTAATTTTTGCCATTATCTTCTTCCATCAGGTTGAATATCTACTCTAAATAATCCATATCTCCAGTTTTCATCTGTAGATTCATTTTCTACTTTAATACTCATTAATCTATTTCTTGCTCTAGTATCTATCTTAGTTGTAGATGAAGTTACAGTATAAGGTCCAAGCATCTGACTATTTTGTGTTTGAGATGGATAATCTCTTAACAATAATGTTACTTTAGCATTTCCTGTAAGTATTTTAAAGTCCGGTATAAATCTATTTATCTTCATTAAAAACTGACCATCTCCTTCTATATCTAAATCAAAGTCTCCAGATTCAATATATGCAGGAATAGCTGTTTTAACTCCAAGTGCACTTACATCATTAACACCTGTTTCATGTTCATAATATTCTGAAGATCCAAAAGTATTAGTTACACCATTGATAGTTGGAAATGTTGGAGTTGTTGTTGGTAAATATTTAGTAGCATATGGTTTATCAAATGTTTGAGCATCTGAATATGTTGTTCTAGCAAGTGACATTGTGGTCCATGTGTTTTCAACAAAGTTATAAACTACAGATCTGTTTATTTGATCTTCATTTGCACTTGGATAAAACCAAATTACTTCATTATATAAACTATTGTGAGAACCGTAGATAATGTCTGCCGCATTATAATTTATACCTAAATTATCTCCTCCAGTTGTAAATACAAAATCTTCAACAAGAGAGGGTAATTGTTTAACAGTACCATCATAGACAAAGAATCCACCACCAAATCCCATCCAGAATACAGCACCTTGTGCAAAGACGATTGAATGTTGACCAATACATCCACAATTTGTACCCACCTGTCTAATTGAAAATACAAATGGAGGTCCAACGAACTGCATCACATAAGCTGCTTGATCCGTTAAAATAAATATATAATCCTTACCTTGTACAGCTCCTACAATAAAATTACCTGTATCTAATCTAAATGTACCTGCTGTATTTGTTGCAGTCGGTGCCCAAGTATTAAAGTCTTCTTGATTTGAAAATCTTATAAACATTGGATCTTGAGTTGTTGTATCTCCAATTGTTGTCTCTGTTCCAAGTGCGATTAAATGTCTATCTCGATCCGATACAATAGTCATCGTGGAAGCTGTCGGGCAACCACTAATAACTGTTGCTCTAGTTTGTAATGCCCCACCAACGGAAGGATTCCAAGAAAATGTTTTACCATTTTTAATTGTTGCAATTAATATTTGTCCAAAATTATCAAATGACCAGTTACCTGGTGATAATACTACAGTAGCAGAAGTACTTGCTACACCCCAAGCAACTGTACCCCAAGTAGATGTTCCCCAACCATAACCATATGTTTGAGCAACAGGTCCAATATTAGCATAAGGAGCAAAAGATAAACTTCCACCACCTGTAACACCGGTTCCAGTTTCAGCTGTTGTCATTGTAACTGTAAAAGTATCTGCTGTTGGAACTGTTTTTACTTCAAAAATATTTGTTGTAAAACTTGCAGTCGTATAACCTGTTGTAGTTGGTCCTGGAGTTGTTGCTGCGGTAAATTTAATATAATCACCCACCTCAAGTCCATGTGCTACTTTATTAATAGTAACTGTTGTAGAGGATGTTATTGATGTGTAAGTTGCTGCAGTTAAAGTTGTACCAAGTGGAGTAATATCATAAAAAGCACCACTGAAATAAATAACTAATAATTTATTTGTTCCAATAGCTGCATATTTATTACCACTTAAATCTGTCCATGTGTGCTGGGCTCGGGCAACTCCTGCTAATTCTTTATTTAAAATCTCTTGCCATCCACCTATTTTTTCAGGATAACCATATCTAAATCTAACAAAATCACCATCAATCCACTGACCTTCTGCAGCAGTTGAAGTATCTTGTTTATTAAATCCAGCTTTTAATGGTATTTTTTTTAATGGCATAAGGTAGTACTATACATGATTATTTTATAAAAGCCAGAAAGCTTATATATCAGATACTTAACTACTTAACTATTTAAATAATTTTTTAATATACCCTTTAAAACCAGTATTTTCTTTAAAATATTCAATACACTCAGCTATAGTTTGCTGCCTAATATATTCATCTCTTATTTCTTGTGATGTTGGTTGTGGTAAAAGAGAATCCCATCTATCTATAATAAATGTTCCTCCAGCAGAAGTTAAATCAAAACTAGCATCAGGGGCTAAAGATTTCATTACTGTATTGATACCCCAAGAAAAACCATTTTCATTAGTGTATCTTTTTATAGTTGCTTTAATGGATAATTTTCTAACTGTCATTTGAACTGCTTACCTGTAACCCAAGTTACTAAAGAATTTCTTTCCCCTTTAGTTACTGGCATAACTTCATGTAATACGTAAGAAGGAAATATAATTAATGTTCCTTGTGTTTTATCCATAACAATAGCTTCATCATCATCTCCATCATAAAGTTTAAGTTCTCCACCTTTATATTCGTCAGGATTTGTAAGTTGAATAGATATAGATAATTTTCTAACTGGAATATTTATTCCTCTATCAACGTGCTTTCCATATTTTCCAGATGGTGCTTCATAATTTGTAAATTGAAATCCTTCATTTAATCCAAATAAATCAAATTTAAAAAACCTTTCGTTAAGATTTAAAGTAATATCTGTAACCCTACGAAATACCCAATCCATACCATCAACAGGATATAACCAAGATATTTTACTATCTCTAACATATTCTATATCTCCTCTAATAGTTCCTTTAATTAAACCTTTATTTTTTGCTATGTTAATAATAATTTGACATTCTTCTTTTGAAAATGCGTTATTACAAAATGCGTAAAGATTAACTTGGTCTAATTCAAAATTCCAAGATGAATTTTCAAATTTAGGTTTTTTAATTACTTCTGACATTCTTTCTTTTTTTTATGTGTTTAATATACTAACTATTTATCAAATCCCAAGATAAAGTCAATTCATTCCAAGAGTACATATTATTATCTTGTGGTTTAGCAACAGGTGATTCCCAATTACAAGTAGATTCGTTTAATACCCAAGAGTTAAAAGGTTTTTTAGGAATGAAAGCATCTCTATCTTCATCATAAGTATAACCTATTCCTGCAAAGTTTTTTCTTAAAGGTGTTCCATTTAATCTATGAACTCCACCATAAGTATTGTAAGATGTTTGTTTCCAAATAGCCCAACCAGTTAATTTAGTTAAAAAATCTATACCAATAGCTTCTTGTTCAACTCCATTAGAGTCATGAAGAACTTCATTAACTACTGAAAGTACTTCTATAACTTTATTGTTTAATCCTATTTTTGCAAAATATGCCATTATGCTGTGTAACTCCCTGAACCATTAAATTGTAAAATTGTGTTACTACCAGATGTTGTAACTGTCGGCGAACCTGTAGAAGTTCCTGAATAACTTGCAGTTGGTATGCTTAATATAACAACACCACTAGCAGGTGAACCTACTGGACCACCAATATGACCACTTCCACCACTTCCAGTATTTGCTGTTGCGCTTGTACCAGCAGAAGCACCACCACCGTCTCCACCAACACCTCCTCCACCACCTGATGTTCTTCCAGCACCACCTCCTGCTCTTGTTACTGAAGAACCAGTTATAGAAGAAGCTGTACCATCACCACCAGCAGAAGCACCATCTGTATTACCAGCTTCACCTGCTCCACCTCCTCCAGCTCCATTATCTGAACTTCCTGCACCACCATTACTTCCTTGACTTGGAGATGTGCTTGGAGTGTTTCCTGAACCAGCAGCTCCACCTTGACCAGCACCTCCACCTCCTGAACCACCACTTCCTCCAGCACCTGTTGCGGCACCTCCACCAAAACCACCACCTGCTGAAGTAATTGTTGATAATCCTGAACCTGAAATTGAAGAATCACTACCACTTGTACCTGGTGAAGTACCACTATTACTTGTTCCTCCTCCACCAACTGTTACTGTAATTACTGTTCCAACATTTACTGTTTGTGTTGATGTTCTAAAACCTCCAGCACCACCTCCTCCTCCAAACTGAGCACCACCACCACCTCCACCTCCTATAACTAAAAAATTTACTGAATATGGTGTTGGTGATAAAGCATCTGTTCCTTCATTAATTCCTGATGTTGCAAGCCAACCTTGTGTTGCATCTATAAAAGTTAAAATTACTCCTTCTCTTTCACCACCTAATTGTACATTACCTGTTCCACCTTCTATTTTATTTCCATTTGGATTAATTACACATGCATTGGTATCAAAAGTTCCTGCATAATCTACTAATTGAACTTGAGCCCCTGCAGTCGGTGTTCCTGAAGGTAAAGTTACTGTACAACCATTTGAAGTTGTATTTATAAAATATGCTCTACCTGCTACAACAGTTATAGTACTTGTTGTAACAACTGATTGCCATGCAAGACCAGAGTCTGCAAAACTTAAACTACCTGATCCATCTGTTTTTAAAAATTGTCCAGAAGATCCATCTGCATTTGGAAATTTAATTCCATCTAAATTTATTTTACCAGAACCTTTTGGAGTGATTTTAAGATCAATATTAGTATCTCCTCCTGTTGCTGAAATTTCAGGGGCATTAGCTGTTGCAGCATTTGTAATTGTAAATTCGTTTACTGCACTTGCAGTTGTTGTAAATTTAATTTGTTCATTAACATTAGTATCATTAATTTGAGTAATAATTGGAGTAGTATTTCCTGTTTCCACAATATTTGTTCCATCTGCAAATAGTATTTTTGTAGATTTATCTGCAGCTGCAAAAGTTACACCTGTCCCACCTGCTTGTTTAAATTCAACGGTAAAAGCACCTACTGTGCCATTAGCTACAACGTATGTTTTTTCAATTGCTGTTGGAATAGTTACTACTTGATTACCTGTAATTGTTCCTGTTAATTTTATAACTGCATTTCTTGCATTAGAAATTGCACCATTAGACATTGTAAGAGCTGTTGTTTGAGCTCCCCCAGCAATAGAAATTGCTTCGTATCCACCAATTGCTTGTTGTAATAGATATAAATTTGTATTTGTAATTTGGCCCCATGTACCAGCGTTTTCGCCAGTTGCCATTATGGATAGCTTAAGATCTGAAGAATAGATTGTTGCCATTATTAATTCCTTATTTTGTTCTTATTAAAATATTTATCAGTTTTTGTCAATTAATACAACCTCTATATTATGCAGCCACTTCTGTCCAATTTACAGATTGACCAGTATTTACACCTGTATAATTTATTAATTGACCAGGATCAACTGGAGCCCAAGCCGTTACATACAATTGTCCGGTTGCCCCTGTCAAGCCAAATCCAGTTAAATTTATAGAAACGTCTGATTTAGTTGAAACAGAGTTTAATGTTGTTGTTAGACTTTCACCTATTAATTGAACATCAGTAGTAATTGTAATACTAACTGAATTTAAAACCGTTGTTAAAGTTTGACCTGTTAAATCTACATTAGCATCAGCTAAAGGAGTAACTGAATTTAATACTGTTGTTAATTGTTGACCTACTGGAACTATACTTACAACTCCCTCTGCTATTCCTAAAATTGTTGTTAGACTTTGACCTGTTAATTGAACATCAGTAATAATTGTAATATTAACTGAATTTAAAACTGTTGTTAAAGTTTGACCTGTTAAATCTACATTAGCATTAGCTAAAGGAGTAACTGAATTTAATACTGTTGTTAGTTGTTGTCCTGTTACATTAGCATCTGGGGCCGGGTCAACCTCTCCTTCAACAATTGTTAGATTTTCTCCTGTTAGAGAAACGTTAACAGCTATGATAGCAGTTACTGAATTTAATGTTGTTGTTAATTGTTCTCCTGTTAAAGAAATATTTGCTTCTGCTGTAACAGTTACTGAATTTAAAGATGTGCTTAATAATTGCCCTGTAACATTTGCAGCACTTATTATATCAATCGTTACATTTCCTTCAAA